ATTCCAAAGAGCTGGAAGACTACGGCGGCACCGGCACATTTTATGCGGCGTTGAGCCGCGAGTCCGGGACGAAGCACGGCCTATCCCCGAGTTGCGTGATTTATGACGAGTTGGGGCAATCCGAAGGCCGCGACTTGCTGGATGCGCTCGGCACCGCAATGGGCAAGCGTGCTTCGCCGCTGATGCTGGTCATTAGCACGCAAGCCGCGCGCGACGAGGCGCCGCTATCCACCCTCATTGACTATGGCTTGCGCGTGAACCGAGGCGAGGTGGGCGACCCATCATTTCACCTAACCTTCTACACCGCGCCGCTCGAAGCCGACCCGTGGGACCGCAAGACCTGGCGCATGGCAAATCCGGCGTTGGCGGATTTTCGCTCGCTGCCGGATGTGAAGCGCCTCGCCTTGCAGGCGCAAAGGATGCCGGCGACCGAAGCGAGTTTTAGAAACCTGATTCTGAATCAGCGTATCGATGCGACGGCGCAATTCATCACGGCGGCGACTTGGCAGGCCTGCGGCGACGAAGTTTCGGTGCAAAAAGGGCGGCCATGTTTTGCCGGCCTCGACTCGGGCGCAACCCGCGACATGACCGCCCTGGTGCTTGTGTTCGAGGACGAGGACCGCGCCTATGACGTGCTGCCGTTCTCGTGGCTGCCCGGCGAGACTTTAGGCGAGCGCGAAGACGAAGACGGGATGCCTTACCGGCAATGGGCGAAGGCCGGGCATTTATTGACCTTCGAAGGCCGAACGACGGATCCGAAAACGGTGGCGCTGAAAATCGCCGAGCTGCATGGGCTTTATGACATCAAAAGTCTTGCCTTTGACCGCTGGCGGATTGCGGACATCGAGCGCGAGCTTTCGGCTATCGGCTGCGACGTGCCCCTGGTGCCGTTCGGGCAAGGCTACAAAGACATGGCCCCGGCGGTCGATTTGGTCGAGCGCCTAGTCGAGGAACGCCGGTTGCGGCACGGCAACCACCAGGTTCTCACGATGGCGGCCAGCAATGCCAAGGTTGAATTGGACGCGGCCGGAAATCGGAAACTTTCGAAGCGCAAATCCACGGGCCGCATCGACCCGCTGGTCGCATTGACGATGGCGCTAGGCGTGGCCGTGCGGCACGAGAGCGAGCCGGAATGGGAGCCGTTGTGCGTGGCGGTTTGAAAAAGCCTTATCTGCTGCCCCGGTTGGCATCCGATTGGCCTTGCGGCTTCCTCACCTTCTTTTCTCGCCCTCGCTCGTTTCGCCGGTACATGGTGCTTTGAGTTTAGTGCCGCGACCCGCCCCATCGCGGCGGCGGTCGACGAACAGGCCATGATTGGCGACGGAACCGGCAACACGCCAATCGGCATCATCAATTCGGGCGCGACCAACGCGGGCGGCGGCGCCGTGCTTACTTGGGCGGAAGTGTTGAATTTCATCGCCCTCGTCGAAGTCGCCAACGCGCTGCAAGGCTCATTAGGTTGGGCAATGCATCCGGAGATTAAGAAAATACTGCGCTCGACGCTCGTTGCGGGTTCGACCGACAGCCGCATGATAATGACTGACCCGAACAGCCTCGCCGGCTATCCGGTCGCATCATCGACGGCGCTGCCAGGCGCATCGACCGGCGCTTCCGGTTGCGTCATTTTCGGCGCCGGGCAGGACTTGCTCATCGGAAGTTGGTCCGGCGTCGACCTTTTGCTGAATCCGTTCGACTCCGTCGGCTATTTGAAAGGTCGCGTTTTGTTGCGCGCCCTGAAAGATGTCGACGTTCAAGTGAGGCACGCGGAAAGTTTCGCCTTTCAGAACGACGTAACCATCTGACGAGTGAGGGAGTGTCAATGACGACCGAAACCAGGGTCGCGGTAGAGCTCCGCACCGGGGGCGATAAAAAATCCCCTCGGCTGGTCGGCATCGCCGCACCCTTTGACTCGCTCTCTGCCGACCTCGGCGGTTTTGTTGAAATCGTGAGGCGCGGCGCCTTCGCGCGCACGCTCAAGAGCGACCGCGACCCGCTGGCGCTCGTCCAGCATATGCCTCAGCTAGTCCTCGGCCGACGCTCGGCCGGGACCTTGCGGCTGCACGAGGATGCACGCGGCCTCAATTTCGAAATTGACCTACCCCCGACGCAGGCCGCGACCGACCTTCTCGTTAGTGTCGAGCGTCGCGACGTAACCGGCGCATCTTTCGCATTCTCCACACCAAAGGGCGGCGACAAGTGGCAGATACGTGGCAAGCAAGTTATCCGCGAGCTGCTTGACGTGGACTTGCACGAAATCACCATCACGGCGCAGCCGGCCTATGCGGATACGTCGGTCGCTCGGCGCTCTTATTTGCAATTCGCGACTGGCCCGCGTCTGCGCTCCCTGCGGCGCTTCCTAGAAACGGTGTGAACGGATGGGCATCCTCGCACGCATTTTCCGGACCGAGACGCGGGCGCTGCCGGCAGCGGACCCGTCCTGGGCCAACCTCGCTACGATGCACGGCATCGGGGCGGCGTCGGCGGACGGCGTTTTGTCCAATCTGGCCGTCGCCGCGCGTTGCGTTTCACTGCGCTCCGAAATGCTGGCCAGCGTGCCGCTATTCCTGTTCCGGCGCACGCCAGACGGTGGCCGCGAGCGCGCCGACGACAACTCGCTATATGGCGTACTGCACGATATCGCCAACGGCACACAATCCGCATTTGAGTTTCGCGAACTGATGGTGAGGTCGTTGGACCTGTTCGGCAATGCGTATGCTCGCATTGAGAGGAACGCGCGTGGCCAAGTCACAGCGCTATGGCCTTTGCTGTTCGGTGGCGTGCAGGTCGACATCCTCGCCAACGGTCGCCTGCGATACCGCGTTTACACCGGTGGCCGCACCGAGACTTTGCTGCAAGAGGAAGTGCTACACATTCGCGGCGCATCACGCGACGGCATCACAGGAATGAGCCCGATTGCAATTGCGCGCGGCGCGCTATCGCTCGCGCTCGAACAGGCGCACACCGCATCCGCGCTTTCGGTCAACGGATTACGGCCGAGCGGCATCATCAGTTTCGCGGAGCGATTAACCGAGGTACAGAAAACGAGGTTCTACGAGGGCACCAAGAACGCCCATGCCGGCGCGCACAACGCCGGAAAACTGATTGTGATGGACGGCGGCGCCAAATTCGAGAAAACGTCGTTCTCGCCCGAAGACGCGCAGTTTTTGGAAAGCAGAAAGCTCGCCAACGAAGACCTGGCCCGAATTTTCGGGCTGCCGCCGACATGCGTCGGCATCACCGACAAGGCGACTTATAGCAATGTCGAACAGGAAGCGCGTGCGCTGGTGCAGAACGCGCTCGGGCCGCTTGCCGGCCGTGTCGAGGCGGCCATGCAACGGTGTCTGTTGACCGATGTCGGCCGACGCACACTCTACGTCGAGCATGACCTTGACGGCTTGCTGCGGGACGACGTTGCCTCGCGCTTCGAGGCTTACCGCATCGGTCGGGAAATCGGAGTGTATTCCAGCAATGACATTCGGCGCTTCGAGAACGAACCGCCGCTTGGTCCTGTTGGCGATGTCTACAACCAACCGGCAAACTGGCTGCCGCTCGGAGGCCAGCCGCAAGGTGCGCAGGGGCAATGACCATGGCGCGAGGCGGTTGCACCTTCAAGAAACGTGACGTCACGGCGGCCGTGCAAGCCGTTGTGGCGGCTGGCGTCGAGGTTGCAAGGGTGGAAGTCGATAAGGACGGCAAGATTGTTCTCATTGCCAGCAAGGCGAATGCCGACAATGGAACGGCACATAACGAATGGGATGAGGATAAAACTCTATGGCCCGCATCAAGTTGAAATTCGTCAACAAGGTCCACAGGAACGGGCGGACCTATTTCTATTTCCGCAAGCCGGGCGTTAAGCGGATGCCCCTGCCCGGCCCGGCTGGCTCGGCTGAGTTCATGGCGGCATATCAAGCCGCGCTCGACCAGGCGCCGGAAAACGCACGGTACCCGGCACCGTCAATGCCGCAATCGCGGCATTCTACCGGAGCCACGTCTTTACCAAGAACAGGCCGATTACCCGCAAGACCGACCGCAATATTCTAGAAGCGTTCCGCGTAAGGCACGGCGACAAACGCATCGCTCTTTTAGAGCAACGGCATATCGAGGCCATGATTGCGGAGAAGACGGGCAAGCCTTCCGCGCAACGCAATCTATTACGTGTGCTGCGCGTGCTGCTCGGCTTCGCGATAGACCAAAAGCTTCGCCGCGATAATCCGGCGCTGGGAGTCAAACTCGATCCAATCAAGACCAGCGGCTTCCATTCATGGACCGAGGACGAGCTGCGGCAATATGAGCAACATCATCCCATCGGCAGCAAGGCGCGGCTGGCGCTGGCGTTGCTGCTCTACACAGCGCAGCGACGGTCGGACGTTGTGCGACTTGGCCCGCCACTCATGCGTGATGGCAGACTTATTTTCGAGCAATCGAAAACCGGCGCCGCAATGGATATTCCGGTTGCCCCGCCCCTTGCCGATATCATCGCTGCAACGCCGATGGGCGAGCCTTCACGGCGGCAGGCTTCGGCAATTGGTTCCGCGACCGATGCAACGAGGCCGGGCTTTCGCATTGCTCGGCCCACGGTCTTCGTAAGGCGTTCTTGCGGCGCATGGCCGAAGCAAATTGCTCTGAGGACTTCATCGCCAGCATCAGCGGCCACAAGGACTATCGCGAAATCAGAACCTATGTGCAGGCCGCCAACAAGGCGCGCATGGCAACCGAGGGCATGGCAAAGACGCTTGCCCGCTTCGAGACTGGAAAGCGAACATCATGACTGCCAACTTTAAGTACGGAAAATTGCCAACCTTGGCTAAGGCCTTGAAGGCGAAGGATTACAATTTAGCGGTGGCAGGAGTGGCAGGACTCGAACCTGCAACCCCCGGTTTTGGAGACCGGTGCTCTAGCCATTGAGCTACACTCCTAAACGTTGAAATCGTTGATCTTTCGTCGTCAACGAATAAGCAGCGGACACCATTTGCTAACATTTTGCTAACATTTCCGGGAAACGGTTGCCGCATGTATCGTAATTGCTCTGAATTTGCCAGACATATTCGAACTGGCGACGAAATTAGACTA